GCGGCGGACCGCAGCAACAACCGCAGCAGCAACAGCAGCAGAACCAACAACAGCAAATGATGGATTTTGAACCCATGGCCGCCAATGAAGCGGGCTGGGGCAATTCCAGCCTATTTTAGACGGGAACCAAGGTCAGCGCAGTAGCCTTGTGTCCCGTAAACCCTCATTAGATAAATGCAAAGCATTTTTTTCATTTATATTTGTTTAAAATTGATTTGTTTAATGTATATATTATTTCAGACATTATATCATTGCATTGCATTATATCATGCATCTGCAAGACACCGGAAAATTCAGAACCAATGCGATGGACCAATTTTACACATCGTCGTCTGTGGCGGCATCGTGCATTGCCATCATTTTGCAGCACGTCCCGCGCGCAAATGAATGCACGTGGGTGGAACCATCGGCCGGAAACGGATCATTCCTGCACAATGTGCCGCCTTGCATCACAAACAAAATAGGGATTGATTTGGATCCTCAGTCACCGGACATATTGAAACACGATTATTTTGAGTGGTCTCCAGATGCAGATGCAACAATGAAAACAATGAAGCCCGTCTTGGTGTTTGGAAACCCTCCATTCGGAAGACAGTCCTCGCTCGCAAAGGCATTTATTGCAAAAAGCTGCACCTTCGCCGACGCCATTGCATTCATTCTGCCCAAATCATTCACCAAACCCAGCATGTTCAATGCGTTTGATATGAAATTTCATTGCGTGCATTCGGGCGAACTGCCGGCCAATTCGTTCGTTCTGAACGGCGCACCATATGACGTGCCGTGCGTGTTTCAAGTATGGCAAAAGAAAACGGTGAATCGCGCCGTTGAAACTGCTGTTCCGGCGATCGGGTTTCAGTACGTCCGGGTCAATGATGCGGATGCAACCACGCATGATGTCGCATTTCGTCGCGTGGGCGGGCATGCCGGCAAATGTTTTGTGAATGACGGCACAACAAAATACAACGCACAGTCGCACCATTTCCTGAAATTTGACGATGCGTGCGCGCCATGCATGGGCAGCATCATTGAAAAAATAAACGCGCACACGTTCCCCAGCAACACAGTCGGTCCGCGCAGCCTTTCCAAGAGCGAAATCAATGCAGTTCTGAATGACATTATTGCAACGACGACACAATAGGACCAAACTTTACGCCAATTTTTTACATACATTTTCACAATGTTTTTAGAAATATATAAATCTAAAAGCATTTCAATCCGATGTCGTCCACAATATGCATACGTTTGAAAAAAAATTGAAAGGAATTCTCATGAATGAATTCACACTTAAAAGGATTCAGACCATTAACACTAAGACATACAATAACACCAACGCGACATGAAATACATCAAAGAATTGCTTGAACGGGTTATCAATGGGGAAACTCCACGGGATATTCTGACCGGATTGACGTCGCAAACCACAGGTCATGTGGGTGAGGCACTTTTGCGCACATTCAACCTTATTGGCATTCACCCGACCAATGATTCATTGACGGTCACTGCATATCGTTCCAATCTTGAACAGCGCCGATTAGAGCCCATATCCAGCATTTCGGATCGTCTCACTATGTTAAATGAAGGACTCATCAATTCGGGTTCCACTGGGGGGAAGATTGATGCAGTGTGGCGCGACGGACCCAAATTCTGCGTTTGTTCTTCCAAAATTGGAATGATCAATATCAAATCACTCAAAGATCTGGAAATCATGCCAATGATGACCGAATTCACTGAAAGCGGTGGCTACAAAGAAAATGGCAAACGAGTGCCGCGCGATTCAGTTGTGGCATATTGTCTTGTGCGAGACAAGCGCGAATTGGATCGTGTGGCAAAACAGTCAAAGGCTAGCAACAAAACGACCAAAGACAATTTGAATCCACTGGACATTGACGACCTGAACCGGATGGCTGCAGTTCTGTTAGAGCGCATTGCGAATTGTTCTTCCAGGGATTTTGAGTCCATCCTGAAGCACCTTCTCTCGGATGAAAAACCCTCCCTCCGCACTCGTTTGCACCAAAAACTCATCTGCTCAAAAGCAATGCGAATAATCGCGTCGGGCAATAAAACAATTCTGATTGGGGCTCTTCCGCGCTCTGGAAAAACCTACATGGGCGCCTTCATATCCAGGCAGTGCAAGAGGATTCTCGTCATCACAACACGCCCCAGTGAAACGCGAACCCAGTGGATCAGTGTGTTCAAAAATCACAGAGATTTCTCGGAACACATGGTGAGAGACGTAACTTCATCCTCGTGCGATGAAATTGCCACAGCAAACAAAACGGGCAGGTCCATGGTTGCAGTTGCGTCAATTCAGTTCTTTAAAATGAACGAACGAGATGCACTCATTGGACTGGATTGGGACATCGTCATTCTAGATGAGATACACGAAGGTGGAAGCACGGAACTGTCGGATGCAATGATTGACACATATGTTGGGCCCAACCCAATTCGGTTGATGATGACAGCCACCTACTCAAAACCGATGTGGCATTACAACATCCCATCCGAATGCTGTTTGTTCTGGGATTTGGAGGACAGTCGTCTCATGCGCGAATGGGGCCAGCCAGACGCATTCGCGCGTCTCTGCGAAAAGCATGGAAGTGCCGACATGGAAAATGCTCGCGATGACACCTACAAAAGCGGCGAAACCGATGATTCCATTCGCAGCTGTTATGAAAATTCTCCCCGGCTTAGCATGTTCACCACGACGATGCAATTGGATATCTATGATGCGGTTCGCGCGGCCATCGGCAGCGGGACATCCGAAGAAAGCGTTTATGGCTTCTCAATGCGCGCATTGTTGATGCCGACAAAGGATGGAAAAGCATTTCAAAATCAAAGCGCGGTGGACACTTTCCTTGCTCTCATATCCGGTTCAGAAAAGACCAAATACTACAAAACCGGCAACATGTCAATGTTTGCACGTATTCGTCGTCATTGGAAAAAGACCGGGCATCGCGACTGTGATGAATTTATGACCCAGGTGTGGTTCATTCCTTCAGGAGTTGGACAACTTTTGAAGGACGTGAAGCCTGCCATGATTTCACGCATCAATGCAAATCCGGTTCTCAATAAGTATGCGACACTCACGCTTGATTCGGGAATGGGCGACATTAGTAAAGCGGTTTCCAGCGCAGTCGTGGATGCAAAGGCGGATGGCAAGCACGGGCTCATCATACTGACCGGCAATGTTGGCAGTCTGGGTGTTTCATTGCCTGAAGTGGATGTGGCATTCATGATGCATGACATGGAGAGTGCTGACATGAATTACCAGCAGATGATGCGCGTTCTCACTGAAATGCAGGGCAAGAAGGATGGCATCGTCGTTGATTTGAATGTGTGGAGATTTCTCAACACGATCAACCTATACGCGAGTCGGTGTGGGCAGGCAAACAAATCATCCACTGACAGAATCAGCTGGTGTTTGAGCAATCTCATTGATGTTGATCCGGACATGTGGGACTGTGCAGAAAGTCCTATATCATTTCAAAAACATGCGATTGGTGATATGCTCACTAAACAATGGCGCAAAATGATTGAATGCACTGGAATGTCTTTGGCCGCACTGGCACGCAAAATCATTGATTTAGGGGAAGACCAGAAAGAACTTGACCAAATCGTGCATGCACAAAAATGTGCACAGAATCATGCAGCAAACAATCAGGACCAGTACCATGCCCAAGAAAAACTTTCATCCGGCATTGAAAAAAAAAGTGAGGGAGGCAACGAATCCAATGAAGAAGCAGTGGAAGAAGTGGAAGCAGCGGACAAAGAAGAAGAGGAGGTCCTTCCTAAAAAGGCGAATTTGAATGACATGCTCGCTCGCTTTATACCAGACATTGCAATTTTGTCTGGATGCAAGTCGGATCTTTTGGAAGCATTGGAAACAATTCGTTCTCACAAAAGAGAACATGCGGCTATGGCCAAAATGATTGATGAACTGTACATGGAGACGGAAGATGCCAGTGCCGCCACCACTGCACCATTGTCTCTGACTTCAAACCCAGATTCGTTTGATGTATTAATTAAAATAATTGTTAATAATTATAAAAAATTGAACGACGCCAGAGAAACATTTGAAGTCATTAGCGGTCGCATGAGTGTCATTGACAGTCCACATGAACTGGTGGCATTCATTGGGCAACATTTGAAGACAAAGGAATTTGAAAAGAAGGAGTTCGGTGAGGTATTTACTCCACCAATTCTCATTCATCAAAAATTCGGGAAGTTGGTTAATGCTGATCCAACGATTTGGACTGATCCTTCTAAGAAATTTCTGGATCCGGCAAATGGCATTGGAAACTATCCTGCCATTGCATATCAGCATCTGATGGAGGGGCTAGTAGTGGCCATTCCAAATGAAGCCGCCAGAAAAAAGCACATTCTAGAGAACATGCTCTACATGTGTGAGCTGAACGAGTTGAATGTTGAAATCGCTCGTAAGCTATTTGACCCGGACAACATCTATGACCTGAAATTGTATCAAGGCAGCTACTTAGACTTAGACCCAATGCAGGAATGGGGGGTGGAAAGGTTTGATGTTGTGTTCGGCAATCCGCCATACCAGCCGCCCTCCAATGGAAAGAAGGGGGGCAAATCTCTGTGGCCCATCTTTGTGCAAAAAAGCATGAGCCTGCTGAAGCCGAATGGCTTTCTGGTGTTTGTTCATCCGGCTCTTTGGCGTAAGCCGAAAAATGAGTTGCATGACCTCATGTTTGGAAAGCAGTTCCATTATCTTAGCATCCACACAAAACAGGAGGGGGACAAATTGTTTCACGCCACAACCCGTTATGACTGGTACATTTTGCAAAACACGGAAGCCACTCGCCCAACGATGGTTCATTTTGATGATGGAATGGAATTGTCGGTGATGATTCAACCATCATTGCAATTTATACCCAATCACGGACATGACATTTTCGCCAAAATCTTATCAAACCCTGGGCCGACGTTGAATGCACTTTCAACGCACGAAGGTTCAACCGGTTCAAAAAACACATCAAAGACCAAATCAGGGGCGTTTTGCTATCCTTTGGTGAATAGCGTTTCAAAAACCAAGGGAATCAACTGCATGTATTCGTCCAAACCTCTTAAGCATCAACACGATCAAAAAGTGATATTTTCAAATGGAGAGTTTGTTCTACCGTTTTATGATCATGGGGTCTTTGGAACCACCCAGGGAGGCATTTTCATTGCGGTGTCGTCTGAAGCAGAGGGTCAAAAGATTGCTCGTTTTCTGAAATCAAAATTGATATACTACATCGTTTCTGCAACAAAATGGAGCAACTTTGAGACGAACAAGCAAATCTTCTGGAGCATCCCACATCCCCATGAGTTGCCGGATAACATGACAGATGCGGAAATATATGCCTACTTCGGACTTACCCTGGAGGAGATTGGTCGCATTGAGATAAATCAGCCCAAGGGCGGTCTGTCTGGGTATGTTCCATTGAAGGCTCCAGACATGATGATTCCTGCGGCATCAACCCCGGCAAACCCAGCCCCGGCGGCTGTACAGGCAAATCCGACTGCCGCAACAGTGGCGGTGTCATGCCCCTATGCAAACATGACAGTCAATGAATTGAAAAAAATATGTAAGGACAAAAACATCAAAGGCTTCAGTGGAAAGACAAAACCCATGTTAATCCAGCTCATCGTCAATCCAAATTCATCTGCATCATCGTCTGCATCCAATACGCCATCATCATCGCCTAAACCTAAAAAAAAATAAAAATACTCACACTTACCGCATCAGTATGCTAATCACAAATATTAATACAAACTGCACGGGGGCTTTCAAAAAGTTTTTCTGGTAGCCCGTGATGGCGTGCGTTTTCTCTAAATACACGTCAAAATGGCTCAGGGCCAAAAACACGGTGGTGATGATGACGGCGGTCGTCAGCGACTTGTACAACAGGGGGGTCATTATTTAGTATATTATCATGTTATTTTTAATATCTCGCATCATATATTGCAAATTATGGATTTTTTATTAGAAGAACGTAGAAATCAACAAGAATTGGCGCTTGAAAACAAATTCTTAGGTTTCATAGAAACAATTGATTTTATTTTTACAAAAAAACAATTATTTGACATTATACGTCAAGTGGTTAGAACATTCGCTTATCAAGCAGAGAGTGTTGGTACAAGTCACTATGTTGAGTGTCGTCGAGACAACATTTATGATGCATTAATTTCCATATTGTTTAGACAAATTGTTTCAAATATAAATACATTGGAAATGACGCACGAAAACATTGT